CAGAACGAATCCAGATTGGCAAGGTTTGTCAGATTGGGAAGACAACAACTCAGCGAGAGTTATTTGGGCAGTTGATGTAGCAAGTGTGCGAGAGAGAATGGCAGAACTTGGTAAGAGTGTCAAAGTTTCCAACGATTTAATCTTGGAATTTGTTACTCATACGAGGAGGAGTTGGGATATGGATATGTTTAAGCAGTCCTTTCTTGACTTTGTAATTTTAAAATTGGAGGAAGAATACAATGAAAGTTGAACTTGTATCGAAATATGGAGAGCCTCATAGGAGGAATGCTGATGTACTAAAAACCAGCAATGGGTATTGTGTAAGGCTTTACAAAGGTGATGAGTATGTCAGAACTGTGGAATGCTATGACCATTCAGAAAACTATGCTGAAGATGTAGCAGAGAATTGGGTACTGAAAGTTTTATGAAGTGCATAGGTAGGTATCAAATATATTTTTATGGTAACGAGGGTCGTAATGTACCTTGTGGTTACAAGTTATTTGATGTTTATGAGGGTAGAAAATGGGCATACTTTATTAGAGATTGGTGTGAAAACGAGGAACTTAACCTCAAATTTAAACTAAAACTATCATGGTGGCAAGAAAGAAAACAAAAAAGTAAATTAATTACTTGATTTTTGTTGTAAAATATGTTATAATCTTTTTATAATTTATTATAATATTAATATTAATTATAATTATAATTCTATTATAATCATTATTTATAATATATTTTATAATATTTATAATATTTATAATAGGAGAAATTATATGGACGAACTTGACAATATCGTTGATTCATGGTATGATAGCCAAGAGTTAATAGGGACAGACGAAGATACCAACTATGATGAGGAGTTAGACAATGAGTGGTAATGTTTGGAAGTGGGACGATAATTCAACACCTTATGAAAACTTTATGCATTGGTTACAATTAACTAATGAGGAAAGATATGTTTATGGTGATAAAGAATTAAATGCTTGTGAAGGGCAGAAAATATTTGAAGAAATTACTAAAATGAAATTTAATTTTAAGGAGAAGATAAATGAGTAATGATGTGAATACACAAATTAAAGAACGAGTAGTAGATGTTGTTAAAGACGAGTGGGTTTTATTTGAAAGAAAAGATTTACTTGATGATTGCTTGGAGTTTGTTACTGAAGAAGCATTGACAACTGAGACAACTATAAACGATATGTTTATTTATAAATCAATGATAAAGTTTTTATCTAAACAAGCTACGGATACTTTATCAACAGAAGACATTAATATAATGGCAAAGGAAATGGAGGTCGCATGAGTGAAGTAGAGGGTTATAGAGGAACATATCACGAAGAACACCCAGAAGCTACGAGGCAATATGCTTGGTCTTTGACACCAAAGAATGCTGAAAAATTTAAGCAAAGATTGGAAGAAGAGTTTGACTACGAGGATAAAATATGTTATAATACTCACATTACAAACAATGGCAATATATTATTTTTGTTTGATGATGTTGTATTTGATTTGGTCGAACCATTATTAAGCGAGGTTACACAATGAATATATTTTTTACAGATACAAATGCAAAGGTGGCAGCGATTTCACAACCTGATAAGATGTTAGTTAAGATGGTATTAGAAACTGCACAAATGCTTTGCACAGCTCATAGAGTGTTAGATGGTAATGAGTATGCTGATAGTGTTGAACTTTACAAAGAAGCATACAAGAATCACCCTTGCACAGTTTGGGCTAGAGAATCATCAACTAATTACGATTGGTTATTCAAACATTTTACAAGCTTGTTAGACGAATATGAGTACAGATACAATAAAGAACATGCATGTAAAAGATTGGTAGTGGCATTGTCTAAAACCCCTGACAATATTACACAAACAGATATGACACCTGTTGCTTTAGCAATGCCGGACCAATACAAAAAACCAGACCCTGTATTGTCATACCGAGATTATGTCATACATGAAAAACATTATGCCAAGTGGGAGAAAGGTAGGGCTAAACCAATTTGGTGGAGCGTTTAAAAGTTTACAAGGTGTCCTAAGAAGAGGATGGGACTTAAAGGAGCATTCCTGTTTAGAGAGTTTGACTTTTTAACTAAAGACTATGCTACTCTATATCAACAACACCTTGTTTTTTTTGAGGTGTAACACATCGCCCTCGTATTTATTATAACCTCTCTGTGTGTTACTCAATCTACTTGAATGGTAGCCTGTCCATACCTCAAAACAGGCATTCTTTTTTTAACAAAACACTTTACAAAAGAGCAAAAGTATGCTATACTGTTGCAATTAATTAATCTAATGGAGGATTATATTTATGGCAGAATATGCTAACGGAAATGCGATGTGGGCTAGTGTGTCCACACCTAATAAGTTCGGTGAGTATGTGATATACCTACTGACCGATGATGCTGAAGCAGATAGACTTGAAGGTATGGGTCTTTCTCGTGTTCGTGATAGAACAGGTAAAGAGAAGTATGACCAACCAGCATTTAAATTTGCTAGAAAACCAGCTAACAGGGATGGAAGTACCAAACCAGCACCTAAGCTAGTCGATACCGATGGTAATGACTTAGATACTTTGGTGGGTAATGGTAGTGATGTAACTGTTAAGTTTAAATCATACTCAAATGATTATGGTACATTTGCAGAGCTAGTAGCTGTGAAAGTTGACAAGTTAGTTGAGTATGGGGAACAAGACCCTGATAATGAGGAGTTTTAATTATGATAATTAATTTTGATGGAAAATCGTATGAAACTGAAAAGCTTACTGACCCTCAAGCTAGACAACAAGTTCAAGCTTATGTAAGTCAAATTGCTTTTAACAATCAGTTTCAAATATCAATTCAGAAATCCAACGATAAGTTGCAAGAAGAATTGAGACCTTTACTTACAGAGGAAGCTTTAGTAGAACAAGAAACTGCTGAAGAAGAATCTGAAGAAGATAACGAAGATAACTAAACATAATGAGGGCGACAATGGATAATGGTTTTGATAAGGTTCACCAACCTTGTCCTCTTTGTGATTCCAGCGATGCAGTTGGTGTCAATAAAGATGGTTCAGCTAAGTGTTTTAGTTGTGGTGAATTTATGACAGACTACAATGAATTATTTAACGGAGAGATTATGAAAGTGGTGAAAGAAGCACCTAAGACAACGACTGTTTATGAAAGTGATGTCGGACAAGGCACCTTTGCTGATTTAACTGATAGAAGAATCAGTAAAAATACAGCACAAAAATATGGTGTAACTGTCTTACATGATAGAGCAGGAGATGTCATTCAACATTTCTATCCTTATTACACAGCACATGAACTAAGTGCTACTAAGACTAGGTATGCAAAAGACAAGAGGTTTTATCTCTCAGGTTCTTTTGAAGAGACTGGTTTGTTTGGACAACAACTATTTAAGTCAGGCAAATACATTACTGTAACCGAAGGTGAATGTGATGCGATGGCTGCTTATGAGTTGCTTGGTAGTAAGTGGTCAGTAGTTTCTATTAAACGTGGAGCTGCTGGTGCTGTTAAAGATATCAAAGAAAGTCTTGAATACTTAGAGCAGTTTGAGAATGTTATCCTTGCTTTTGATAATGATAAAGCAGGTAATGAAGCTGCCAATAAAGTTGCCAGACTTTTTAAACCATCTAAGTGTAAGATAATGACCATGCCTAATGGGTGGAAAGACCCTAACGACATGCTCAAAAACAATAAACATAAAGAGTTTGTTGAAGCTTGGTGGAATGCTAAGACTTATACTCCAAGTGGAGTTATCAATGTCTCTGAAGCTAGAGATAAATTCCATGATAGAGAAAAGAAAGAAAGTGTTCCTTATCCTTGGGAAGGTTTGAACAAAAAGCTTTATGGTCTTAGACAAGGCGAGTTAGTTACTTTGACAGGAGGAACTGGACTTGGTAAATCATCAGTAACAAGAGAGCTAGAACATTGGCTCATAAAAAATACTGAAGATAATGTAGGAGTTATAGCACTTGAAGAAGATTGGAGGAGGACCATTGATGGTATTCTTTCGATTGAAGCTAATGCTAGACTTTACATTGACCAAGTTAGAGAACAATTTTCTCAGGAAGAAGTAGATAAATTATTTGATATCTTATACGATGGTGATAATAAAAATAGAGTTTGGGTTCATGCTCACTTCGGCACCAATGACATTGAAGAAATCTTTAGTAAGTTAAGATTTATGATTGTCGGTTGTGGATGTAAGTGGGTAGTTGTTGACCACCTTCATATGTTAGTAAGTGCTACATCGGAAGGTGATGAACGTAGAGCTATTGATAATATTATGACCAGACTAAGAAGCATGGTTGAGGAAACAGGAGCAGGTATTATTCTGGTCTCACACCTCAGACGTGTTGATGGTAATAAGGGACACGAGAACGGCATACAAGTTAGTCTCTCACATTTGAGAGGGTCTAACAGTATTGCTCAGTTATCTGATTGTGTAATTGCCCTTGAACGTAACCAACAATCAACTGACCCAGATGAGTCTCGCACTACAAAGATGCGTATATTAAAGTCTCGTTATACTGGTGATGTTGGTTTGGCTACAAGTTTAATTTACGATGGTGACACAGGTCGTCTTTCAGAAATCGTTGAAGACTTTGATGACCTTGAAGGAGAAACAGGAGAAGCATTTTGAAATTAGTATTTGACATTGAGACAGATGATTTAAATGCCACTAAAATTTGGTGTATCGTTGCTCAAGATGTAGATTCAAATAAGATTTATAAGTTTGGTCCAGATAGTTTGGACAAAGGTTATGAACTTTTAGAATCTGCTGAGCAACTTATAGGTCATAATATAATTGGCTTTGATATCCCAATGGTTGAAAAGTTTAGTGGTATAAAATTAACTGACAATGTTGTTGATACTTTAGTCTTATCAAGATTGTTTAATCCAACACGAGAAGGTGGACATAGCCTTGACAACTGGGGATATCGTTTACGTTATCGTAAGATTGAATTTGAAGACTATCAAAATTATTCTTCTGAGATGCTACAATACTGTGTACGAGATGTACAGCTCAACACATTAGTTTATAACAAACTAAAACAAGAATCAATAGGATTCTCAAGAGAGAGTGTCGAGCTTGAACATCAAGTTGCTAGAGTGATGCGAACACAGGAAGATAACGGCTTTAAGTTTGATGGTAAAGCTGCTGCTCTTTTATTAGCTCAACTCCGAGAAAGGTTACAAGAAGTCGAAGACGAAGTGCATAAAACTTTCAAACCTAGATGGGTTGATGATAAACTTGTAACACCATATATCAAGAAGGATGGCTCTCTTTCTAAAAGAGGTTTGACTGATGATGAATATCAGGACTGTCTAAGTACGGGTGACACTAAACCTTTTATGAGACGAAAGCTTGAGCCATTCAATCTTGGTTCTAGAAAACAGATAGGAGAATACTTAACAGAGATGGGTTGGAGACCCGATAGATTTACTCCAACAGGTCAGCCGATTGTTGATGAAAAAACTCTATCTGAGATTACACATATTTATGAAGCTAAACTTATAGCTGAATATTTATTATTACAAAAACGCATAGCACAAATTGATTCATGGATTGAAGCAGTTAAGGACGATGGTCGTGTTCATGGTTTTGTTATTCCTAATGGTACAATAACCGGCAGGATGACACATAGAAATCCTAACATGGCTCAGGTTCCTAGTCTTGCTTCACCTTATGGTAAGGAATGTCGTGCTTGTTGGATTGTCGATGAAGATTATAAATTAATTGGAGTGGATGCTAGTGGTCTGGAAATCAGGATGTTAGCTCACTACATGAAAGATGAGGACTTTATAAATGAAATCATTAATGGAGACGTACACACCTCTAATCAAAAACTTGCTGGACTTGAATCAAGAAATCAGGCAAAGACATTCATCTATGCCCTCATGTACGGAGCAGGAGATGAAAAGCTTGGAAAAGTGGTTGGAGGAACTAAAGGAGATGGTTCAAGAATTAGAAAACATTTCTTTGCTAATAAGCCATCATTCAAGACACTTAGAGATAGGGTTCAAAGAGCAGCAACAAAAAAATACCTCAAGGCAATAGATGGCAGAAAGGTATTTGTTAGAACAGCACATGCTGCTTTAAATACTTTACTACAAAGTGCTGGTGCTATCGTTATGAAAAAAGGTTTATCCCTGTTGGATGAAAGATTAAGACTATCTGATATTGATTACAGATTTGTTGCTAACATACATGATGAATGGCAGATAGAAGTTAGACAATGCCAAGTTAATAAGGTTGGACAATTAGCTGTCAAGTCTATAATCGATGCCGGAGAACATTACAACTTACGTTGTCCTCTCGATGGTGAATTTAAAGTAGGAGGTAACTGGAGTGAAACTCACTAAACAACAATCTCTTTTTCCAGATGACCACGATGAGTTACTTTTTGAAGATGGAAAGATATGTATTAAGTGTGATAAAAAATTACCTTTAACAGCTTTTAGCCCAGCATCAGGAGGAAATTTTCTCAGACCAGAATGTAGAGAATGTAATAATCATCTTAGTAAAACTAGAAAATTATTAAAAGAAAAATATGGGATGCCCACAGATGATAATTATTCTTGCCCTATTTGTTTAGGAACAGTTGATAAAGTTAATGGACTTGGTGGAAAAAAATCAGGAGCTTGGGTTGTTGACCATTGCCATGAAACCGAATCATTTAGAGGTTGGTTATGTCATACATGTAATCGATGTTTAGGTGGCTTCAAAGATAATATAGAAATTTTACAAAGAGCTATAGGATATTTACAAAGACATGAAAAAGAAAAAGAAAACACTTGATACCTTAGTATCAGACATATATGACAAACTCTCAGTCCTTGGCGAGGGTGGTTCATTAGACATCAAGGAGAAGGACATTGACAAGTTCGGTGAGTCAATGAAAGATATACTACGTAAGTGGTCCAATCCTGAGCCTCGTAGTAATGAAAGATTAAGGATGTCTAATATCGGTAGACCACTACGACAACTTTGGTTTGATGTGAAGTCGGATAAAGAACCAGAGAAGATACCACCCTCAGTTTTTATTAAGTTTTTGTATGGACATTTATTAGAAGAGATAGTTTTATTTCTAGTTAAAATGTCTGGACATGAGGTGACTGATGAACAAAAGTCTGTGGAAGTTGATGGTATTAAAGGACACATGGATTGTGTTATCGATGGTGAAGTTGTTGATGTTAAGACAGCTTCCGGATATAGTTTTAGAAAATTTAAAGATGGCACACTTCCAGAAGATGATGTCTTTGGATACATGGCTCAACTAACTGGATATGAGGCAGCTCAAGGAACAAAGAATGGTGCTTTCTTAGCTCTTAATAAAGAGAGTGGAGAACTTGCTTTATTCAAACCAGATAATTTTGACAAACCCAATATTAAAAAGAAAATTAAGGACGTTAAAAACATCATAGCTATTGACAGTCCCCCAGATTTTTGTTATAATAATATACCTGAGGGCAAATTAGGTAACATGAAATTACCTCGTGAATGTACTTATTGTCGTCACAAATTTGAATGTCATAAAGATTCCAATGAAGGTCAGGGACTTAGAGTATTTAAGTATTCTAAGGGCTTGGTTTATATGACACAAACACCTAATCCACCTAGAGTAGATGAGATAAAATATGAACGGAAAGAAAGCTAAACAATTAAGAAGACGAAGCAAAGAACTGCTTATTGAATGGTTAAGAACTATGGTCCCAGAAGGTGAAGACACTTCTAAGATAACGGCTCAAAACCTACATGAGTTTTTACCTGAACAGACTCACATCTTTGCTAATAATAGATTTATGTTAAGTGCTTATTCTTTACGTTGGTTTTATAAACAGGTAAAGAAAAACCCAGATGTAACATTAGAAGATTTAGGAATACCAAATGTATAAGTTTAATGAAGATAAATTAATAGAAGAACTACAGAAGTATGTTGATGATACTTATGGTCAACACTATGCTACAGATAAGTATCAAGCTACTGATGTTATCATTGACTCTGGACATGGAACAGGTTTTTGTATGGGTAACATTATGAAATATGCTAAACGTTATGGCAATAAAGAAGGTCGAAACAGAAAAGACTTATTGAAGATATTACACTATGGTATAATTATGTTACATATACACGATGAAACAGATAAATTTTTTAAGACAGGAGAGTAATGGTAGATAAAATTGGTAAGAAAGAATACTTAGGTATTCAAATAGATTATAACAGAGAATCTAATCTAGATAAATTTAGTTTAGATACCTTGAGAGATAGATATTTTTGGAAGGAGGAAACACATGCTCAAGAAGCTTTGGCAAGGGCTGCAGTCTTTGCTGCCACATATAAAAACAACACAGACTTTGAGTTGGCTCAGAGACTTTATGATTACAGTTCCTTACATTGGTTCATGTTTAGCACTCCTATCCTTAGTAACGGAGGAACCAGTCGTGGTTTACCTATCAGCTGCTTCCTTAATTATGTACCTGACAGTAGGACTGGGTTATCTTCTCATTATGATGAGAACATTTGGTTGGCAAGTGCAGGTGGAGGCATCGGTGGATATTGGGGAGATATCCGTAGCAATGGGATATCTACTTCTAACGGCAGTAAGTCTACTGGTTGCATACCATTCATGCATGTGGTAGATTCACAAATGTTAGCCTTCAATCAAGGGGTTACAAGACGTGGTAGCTATGCTGCTTATCTTGATATTTCACATCCTGAGATTGAAGAATTTATCAACATGAGAAAAGAATCTGGTGGTGATATAAATAGAAAGTGTTTAAACCTACACAACGGAGTTAATCTAACTAATGATTTTTTACAAGCTGTAAAGAATGATGAAGACTGGAGATTGATTGACCCTAAAACAAATAAACCGGTAAGAACTATTAATGCTCGTGCCTTGTGGTGGCAGCTAATAAATGCTAGAGCAGAGACTGGTGAGCCTTACATGATTAATATAGATATCTGTAATGAGCATTTACCAAAGTCACAAAAAGATTTAGGACTAGAAATAAAACAGAGTAACTTATGTTCAGAAATAACACTAGCTACGAATGAGGAAAGAACCGCAGTCTGTTGTTTATCTAGTGTTAATTTAGAAAAGTTTGACGATTGGAAAGATAACAAACAATTCATTCCAGATTTAATTACTATGCTTGATAATGTTATTCAAAGTTTTGTTGAGCAAGTTGTCGATATTGAAGCACTAGGAGAATATAATGCTAACTACAAAAGATTTACAAAACACATCAAAGAAGAAAAAGAAGGTTATGCCAGAGCAGCCTTCTCAGCCTACAGAGAAAGGTCAATCGGTTTGGGAGCAATGGGTTTCCATGCCTATCTCCAATCTAAAGGAATACCTTTTGAAGGGATGTCAGCAACTGGAGTCAACTATCAATGTTTCAAACACATCAAAAGTAAAGCTATCAAAGCAACTAAAGAACTTGCAGACAGACGTGGTGCATGTCCTGACTCAGGCGGTAACAACATTCGTAATATGCATCTTCTTGCTATTGCTCCTAATGCCTCTTCTAGTATTATTTGTGGGGGGACATCTCCTTCGATTGAGCCATATCGTGCTAACGTTTATACACACAAGACTCTCTCAGGCACTTACCAAGTTAAGAATAGATACTTAGAAAAGGTGGTTAATAAAAAGAAACTATCTAAAGATGAGAAAGAAAAACTATGGAAAGATATTTCAGGGAACAATGGTTCTATTCAACATCTAGATATTTTTACAGATGAGGAAAAAGAAATATTTAAAACTGCTGATGAGATAAATCAGATATGGGTAATTGAACATGCTTATAAAAGACAAGAGTTTGTTTGCCAAGCACAGAGTGTAAATCTATTTTTCAATTTACCAAGTGCGACAGCACCTCAAGATACTCATACAGACTATATGCAATATATTAATGATGTTCATTGGTATGGTATGCATAAACTAAAATCACTTTACTACTTCAGGTCAAATGCTGCAAGAGCTACTGAGAATGTAAATGTGAAAGTACCTCGTATCAAACTTGATGAGGTTGATTGTATTGCTTGTGAGGGATAATGGCAGCTAAGTGGAATAGCGGTACAGCTCATGTTCCGGTAACTGGAATAAGAGGTAAGAAAACAAGTCAAGGTAGAAAGAACCTCGCAACTTCTACCATGAATAAAAATTATAAACGTAACTTTAAAAAATATAGAGGACAAGGAAAATGAGTTTATTAACGAGAAGAGAATATTACAAACCTTTTGAATACCCGTGGATGTTTGACTACTATGTCTTACAGAATCAAATGCATTGGATGCCGGAGTCAGTACCTTTACACACTGATGTTAAAGACTGGCAAGACTTGACAGACAATGAAAAGAATTTATTAACACAAATCTTTAGACTGTTTACGCAGTCTGATGTGGATGTTGGTGAAGGTTACACCAATAAATACATGAGGTTATTTAAAAAACCTGAAGCAAGAATGATGATGACTTCTTTTGCTAATATGGAATCAATCCATCAACATGCTTACAGTTTATTATTGGATACAGTTGGAATGCCAGAAGCAGAATACCAAGCCTTTGCTGAGTATGAAGAGATGGCTAACAAACATGATTACATTGGTAACTTTAAACCATCTAAAGCAAACAAAGAAACGATTGCCAAAACGTTAGCAGTTTACTCTGCCTTTACCGAAGGACTACAACTCTTTAGTAGTTTTGCAATTTTGTTAAACTTCCCAAGATTCGGTAAGATGAAAGGCATGGGTCAGATAGTTACCTATTCTATTCGTGATGAATCTTTACATGTGGAAGGCATGACTAAAGTCTTTAGAGAATTTATTAAAGAAAACATTTCTATCTGGACTGACGATTTCAAAAAAGAAATCTATGACATCTGTCGTAAGATGGTAGAACTTGAAGATAGATTCTTAGACTTAGTATTTGAGATGGGAGACATCGAGGGACTAACAAAAGAGGATATGTATAAATATAATAGATACATAGCTGATAGAAGATTATTGCAGTTAGGATTGAAAACTAATTATGACCAGAAAGAAAATCCGCTACCTTGGTTGGATGAAGTCATGGGTGTTGAACACCAAAACTTTTTCGAGGGTAGAGCAACTTCTTATATGAAAGCAGGATTAAGAGGTAAACAAGATAAAATTACATTTAGTGATGTTGAGTGATGAAAGAAACAAGAGAAGCAAATATTTTATCCTATAGAATATTGTTTGATGAGACTGGAAAATTAATTACAGAAGTTTCCGGTCTACCTTTAAGAGATGTGAAGAAAGTTTTTTCTGGACATGAAGCTAAGATTATGGAGAAAATAATTAAGCAAGGTCGAGAAAAATTAGATAAGATTCATCATTATCTTGAAGGTGAAATAAATGCCATCAAAAACTAGGATTTTTTTAAAAATGACCTCATAGAATAGCCTGTAACGCATTTATTGTAGGTAAGGAATACTATACGTCCAAAAAGCTATGAAATTCGTTACAGAGCCTTTGAGAGTCTCCTATGCAGTTTAGCTTAAATCGTGTAGATTTTGATGGATTTTTCCTTACCTTTGACCTTTATAGGCTCTAAAGCAACTAAATCGTAGGAAGAACCCTTCATAGTCTCCTCACCAATAACAATATCTTGTTGAACTTCTTTGGTTGAGCTTTCAAGTCTAGCTGCTAAATTAACTGCATCACCTATAGCTGTATAATCGAATCGTGAAGAACTACCCATATTACCTACAACAGCTTTGCCTGTATTTATTCCGATACCAATATCAATGCCTAACTGTGCTTCTTGCATGTCGTGTGCTATTTGAAGAGCTGTCTTTATAGCTTTGTCTTCATGGTTGTCTAAATCTAAAGGTGCATTGAATATCGCCATCATCGCATCACCTATATACTTATCCACCATACCATCATTTGCTTTCACTGCATTGGCTTGAATGGTCAAAGCTTTGTTCATTATCTCTGTCACTTCCTCTGGCTCTAGTCTTTCAGACAAAGAAGTAAAACCTCTTACATCGGTAAACAAGAAAGTACATCTTCTTTTTTCGCCACCTAGTTTTAACAACTCTGGATTACTTTGTAATCTTTTAACTTGTCTAGGGTCAAGATAATGTTCAAATTGTTTTTTAATCTGTTGTCTTAGTTTGTATTGCTTTCTAAAGTTTAAATAAAATTGTTGTGAAGCGATTATAAAAGTTGCAACAAGTGTCCAAGTTACATCTATTAACACATTTTGTGAAATGAGGTAAAGTCCTAAATAGCTGATAGCAGTCTTGTAAATTGTAACTAAGGTCAATCCTAAGGTGATACCTAAATAATTAATTAGAGCTGCAACTATGAAGCCTGAGACTACTAATAACATTAGTTCAACTACTAATCTATAGTCTGGAATACTTGGTGTCTCTAATAAAATAGATTCTGCAAGTGCTGCTTGTATTTTATGAGGTTCTAACAAACCTGCAGGAGTTGCAACTTGTGGCATGATACCTTTAGCTGTAAACCCAACAAAGACAAACTTACCCTCAACATCTAAGTCTCTCATATTTGTTTGTGGAGTATCGACCCAACTAATCCATTTCTTACCTGAACTATCTGTTGGGATAGCTGGTATGCCTTTGACCCTAATCATCTCAATACCATTCTCATTGGTCTTGATTTGATAAGTGTTACCACCACCTAGTATCTTAAGAACTTCTGTACCGAAGGAAGCTACCCAGCCCTCTGGAGTCTGTTGGATGAGAGGAATCTGTCTGACTAAGTTATCGACATCGACAGGGACTGAGACTGCTCCTTGAGCAGATGCTTCTTTCAGTAGGGGAATATTTTCTAAAAAGCCTTGAGCCTGTGGTAATGTAACATCAGGACCAAGTATAACTGTACCATGTGTTTCTGGATACTGGTCATTATTTATTTCAGGCATAGCTATCACACTAGGAGCTAAGCTGAGCATGTAGGCAAAGTCTTCATCACCACCGAGCCTATCAGGATGGGGAAACAACATAACCCAACCAACACCTAACGCACCTTTTTGTAAAAGTTTTAGATGGATATCTGCTAATGTGGCTCTAGGAAGTGGATAACCGCCTTGTTTGTCAAGATATTCTTCATCTATATTTAAGATAGTAAAGTAACCTGTAGGCTCTGGAGTCTCGACAAGATAATCAAAAGTCTTGAGCCGCATTATCTCCAGAGGTGGAGCATTGAACACTAGAGGCAGTGTCAGAAATAATAATAATATACTAGCCCACTTCATAGTTTCTGACAGCCTTTGGCTTTAGCTCTTTTATTAACAGCAAAATTATTAGCAACTACAGCAGCAGTCAAGGTATTACTAAATGTTAATCCACCTTCATTTAATTTATAAACTGGTAAGAATATAAAAGTTGGTATAAAGATAAGTGCTTTATGTCTCACTAAATCATTTAAATCTGGTTTTCTTGGTAATAAAATATTTGCTTCATAAACACAATCGTATTGCAAAACTTTAGTAGTGGTATAAATATCTAAAGCTTGTAAGGTCCAAAACAAACCCCATTCCCAATTAGATACTGTTTTTCTTTCTGGTAGATACAAAGTATCTTCTACAAAGATTAATTCTTCTTTTTGTTGTTGTGCTAAAAATTCTTTACTGTAAGGTGCTTTTGTAATCTTCCAATATATATCAGGCTTATCACTGAGATTGCTTGATAGTAATGGAAGAGTTACCACCGCCATTAAGAGTAATAGTAACTGCTTTGCCATCTTGTATAATTAAAACTGTATAACTGTTGCCGGTATCTAAGTCCAACCTAACTGTATCTTGTACCTGTCGGTAAAAGGTTATGACTGAATCCGTAATAAATGTATTGACTTGAGTGGTACCATCGTAACCAAAGGATGTACCCTTCACGTCTATATCGCCTCCTGAGAGCTGATTCTTTTCCAGCTCATCGGCTTCTTCAATAATATCTAGTAAGTCTTCTAAGAAGTTGACATCTAAATAATTAATATCGAGTTCACTAAACTCTAGTTCGTCTTGAGCTAAGTAATCTGTTTCTAGTTCATCAAACTCTAGGTAATCAACATCTAAAATATTATCTGAACCTTCTGTTTGTTCCCCTTCACTAACAAAGTTAGGGTCTCTTTTTGGTGGATTAACTATTAACATGTTGTCAATAATATCCAGAGTCAAGTCTAGTATGACTGGTCTACTTGGTGCTGACTCAAACAGCTCTACTGTGGTAGCTTCATAGGGCTTATTAAGCACTACTTGTCCTGCAGCAGTTGAGACAACTATTTCGCCTGAAGAGAGTCCGTCTTCCTTTGGTAGTAAAATTATTAAGGACCTACCAAGCTCATCTACAGTCACTGTAAAGTCAGTACCTCTAATGCCTATGGTGGCACTAGGAGTTTCTATCTGGATATTTTCTTTGTTGATAGTGGCAAGTTTACCGGTAATAAAACGAGCTGTACCACTAGCAAACTTAAGAGCCATCTTAGATTTAGATGGGTCAGGGTCATAGATAAATTCATCTATAACGAGTTGTGAATGTTCGGTTAGACGAACTTGAGATTCATCTAGAAAGGTTATACCTATCCGACCATTGGAAGTTTCAACGTTGTCAAAACTATTAATACCAAAAGCAAGGGCAGCAGAGAAAGGGTCTTGTTCCCTTACTACTCTGCCTATGCCTTTTAGTTCTGTAATACTTCCAATACTAGCAGCTTGTGCTTGTGCCGCCATCGTTTTGAACGACACACACAGTACCACTATTACCAGAAGAGGTAATCTTGAGCCAATCACTTGCTAAGGTTGATGCTTGTGTAATGTTAAAGGTTCTGCTATTACCTGTCTGGTCTAAGTAAAAATAACCACCAGCATAACCACTACCTGTGTAATTAACAATGTTTGAGTCACCATCTATATCGACATAAGATGTGGCACTATCAATATCAATAGTAAAATCCAGTTGGTTACTATCACCATTAATAATCCAATCTAAGTCTAGATATTCTGATAAAGCATTTGTAGCAATGTTTAATTCAAAGTCATTGCTGGACCCTGTAACATCAACATAATAGTTACCACCATCGGCACTATAAGTATTGGTTGGGTCTACTTGTATTTCAAAGTTGTTGCTATCACCATCAAACTCAAAGAAACCTGTTAAAGAATCCAGTACTATGTCACCTAAGAATTTGTTAGTATCACCAAGTTGATTGATGTCCAACGTCATATTAGCACCAGTTAAATTAAATGCAGTCATCGTCCCTGTTACTGCATCAAGTCCGCCTATGATGTTAGAGCTACCAAGCTGTTCAACGTCTAAGTTAAGAGTTGCACCAACTTGATTAATATATATTTCATTATCAGCTTTTACAACAAAGCCTACTAAAGCAATTAAAAAAAGTAATCTATTCATATCTCCAATATCTCCTCTCTATTCCTTGTCGTACTATTTCTAGTACACTTGTCTCTATCGCTTTTTGGAGGGCAATAGAAACACTTTCATTTTGTGCTACACCAGATTCTAATTCCACTAACTTAGTCCCAGCTTCATAGAATCTAAAGACATCACTAGATACTCCAACAGATAGAATAGTCTTAGATGTCAGGACTTCTAATAATACTTCCCCTGTATTAACAGAAACCAATCGCAAAGAAACTGTAACTGTATCTTCACGATACTGGCGGCTTTGACCGACACCTAAGTATCTGGCTCCTCGTCCACCACTTTTCAAATTAGTGTCATAACCTATAACACCACCTTGAACTAATAACCCAGCAAAGATTAAAGGATTGAGTTCGGTATCGTCATCAAAGTCCTGCCGAGTTGTTCTAATTATTTGTCGTTCTTTTGTCAGGTTATCTAAACCTATACGTTCAACAACTGTAAAAAACTTACCACCTGCAGCATGTTTAAAAGCTCTAATTAAAAATGCATCTGGTGACTGTGTTATTGCTGAGCTAAACAAAGCAAAGGTACTATTACTCTTACGTTGTCCTGTTAAGTCTGTAAAACTATTAGGATATATAGCAATAGTCGGCTTAACTTTAGCCGCTGGTAGATTGTATAATTCTTGAGATTGTAATTCTAAAACAGTACTTGCTTGTCTCTTTGAATAAGCTCCGGGAATATCCTCATCTAACAGACCAGAATGCCTCCAGCTTGTACAACTAGAAAGTAAAAGAACCGATAGGAACAGTAATCTCTGTAGTATTCCCTTCTGCATCTGTGATTGTTAAAGTTATCATGGTGCCATCTTCACTGACACTGTATTCAATGGTATTTCCTAATAGCTCTAATGTTCCGCTTGTACTTGGGTCCTCACCAAATAAAGCATCAACAAGTTGTCTTGATAATTGTGCATAGATTCTAGACTCTAAGTTTCTAATAAATCTTGCAAGTGTGGTATTCTCAGCTTCTCTTTTAAGCTGTTCTTTGTAGGCTTTGAGTTCTGCTTTGTTGGCTTCCTTTCTATTGAACTCTTGATTCTCTATTGTTAGATAATGAGCTGAAGTACCTATACCACTGAAGGAAGGTGATTTAAATTTATGCACTATTTCATCTGCAACTAAATTACCATTAACACCTAACAGCAACACGATAAATGTTGTTACTAATATTTTCATTTCTATCCTCTCCTTAATCTTTTCTTTGGTCATCTCTATCTGCTTTTGCAACTTTTTCTAAATCTATTAAATTTGGCACACCTAACAATGTTTTCAAAAGTACGTCTTGTCTAATCGTTTGATTGTCCAAAGCCCTCACTCTGTCAATCAGACTAACAATAATGCCATATTGACTATCTAACTTTGTCCCTAGTCTCTGTTCCATAGCTGTTATTTGCTCAGCTACTTTCTCATCGACAACATCAAGTTTGGTTTCCATACCATCGACAATACGCATGATTAGTTTATAAATAAACCAACCCAGCCCTAATGCCGCAGCAATAGGAAAACCTACTTGTTGTATTATAGTGACTATCTCTTCCACTACTTATCGCTTGAGTTTGAAGCTCCAAAGTAGAAAGATATTACAGCACTTGCCAAACCTCCTAAGTAACCTAAGACAAGGTTAATAAGAGCTTCAGAGTTCTGTTCTGGTGGCTGTAGAGTTACTAAGAATATGTAACCTAAGAAACCACC